ACCTGACCCTGATAACCTTGCGTCAGGAGGTTGCCTGCGGTGCCAAGCAGACCCGCACCGAATGATGTCTGCTGCTGACCAGCCTGCATGGCCTGCGCGGCTAGAGCCGCATCTTGCTGCGCCAGGGCGTTGTAGTACGCCTCCATCTCAGGCGTCGTTGCGCCCAGACCAGCCGCACCGCTAGGCCGAGCGCCGGTAGCGCCAACGGACAGACCGCTACGGCCTTGCTGGAACAGCGTGTTCTGAAGCTGCGCCATCTGGCGCTCTCGCGTCGGAGCCAGCAGCTCTTGCTGCCTAGCCATGTACTGCTGCGCGGCTTCTTGCGGTGACTGCGCCAGATACTGCTGGCCCAGGCCGAACAGCCCCTGAGCGCCGGTCTGCAAGGGAGCGAATTGCTGCTGCGCCTGCTCGGCTTGCGTCAGACCCTGACCAGACAGCGCCATCAGGCGGTTTTGGTACGCCTGCATCTCCGGCGAGATGGTGTACCCCGCGCCGGTAACTTGACCGCCAGGCCCGTACTGGAACTGTGACTGACCGAAGCGCGTGGTAATGCCTACCGGGCGAAAGCGCGCCTCGTTGGCTGAAATCTGTGCGGCTTCCCTCTGCGCGTTAGCCTGAGTTTCTGCGGCGTCTTTGGCGGCTTCACCTTGCAGGTAGCCGCCAAGCAAAGAAGCGCCAGCAACAAGTAACGGAACCATATCAACTCTCCTGTAACGTGACGCAGACTTGACGATTCATCTGCTCAAACTTTTCTTTCGACATGACGCGAGCGAAATACACCTGATAGGTCTTCTCGACATTGCACACCACGGGTCGCTGCTCGTAGATGGCGCAAAGGTTGTCGGGCGTGAGATGCATACAGTTGATCTTTTTACAGCACAGCCCGCACTTCTCGCATTTCACGCCGTGCGCTTCCACATATAAACGGTGATGTACGGCTGGTAGTTGGCATTGGTTCCGGACGAGCCGGTCGTGCTGTTGGCAACGGTGATACCGGTGGTGGCTGTGCCTGTATTTTGCGTTGACTTGTTGGTCAAACCCGTACCGCCAATAGAGCCTTGAATAAAGGTGTTGCTTGGCTGTTCATAGGTGTGCGCGTGGCCCGGATCAGTAACCGTCGCCGTGTGGGTGTGCGACACAACAACTGCGTCCGCGCTACCGCCAGTTTCTTCAGCCGTGTCAAACAGAGCGTTGCCAGAGTCAAAACCAACCATGACTCGACCAGCACCGAACGCCGTCCAAGTACCAAAACCAAGAAGCGTTCCAGGGTTAGTCGAAACAACAGCGGTATAGATTGCGCCTACAGGAAATAGCGCGGCTTTAACTGCCGTGATTGCCGCATCAACATACGCCGTAGTTGACAGCGCGGTGCTGTTGTTACCAGAACTTTGCGTGACGCCCGTCGTGCCTGTTGGCAACGAGGGCGTGCCTGTGAACGTAGGCGATGCCAGATCAGCCTTCGTCGCCACAGCCACGGCAATGTTGACAAATTCGGTGTTGATCTCCGTACCCTTGACGATCTTCAGCGGATCGCCAGGCGACAGAGAATCCTTCGTAGCGAAGTTGGTGCTTTGAACGTAATTTGCCACTTCAATCCCCTTGCTTCAGGTATGCGACCATCATCTCTAAATCTTGTAACGACGAGGCGCCTTTTATACGGTTTGCCTTCCAAGAAATAATCTGAATATTGTCGCTGGTGTAGCCTCTTGTTGAGTCTATCCTGTCGATGCTGGGGCTATTGTCTCTGAACCCAGCCCCGTTGAACTCAAGTTTTAAGCCAAAAATTGGGCATCTCCCGTCAGGCGGATAGATGGCCTTAACATCCTCAACCGATATCGAATGCTCTCGTTGATTGAGCCGAGCGCGTTGCTTTGATGCGTTAACAAGCATCTGAAGTCGATAGTCGAAATTCTTTCGGCGCTCTTTCTGATAGTCTCTGTAATACTGCGTTAAAGAATCTCTGTTTTTTACCCTGCGTTCGTTTTGATAGGCTAGATCGCAGGTTCTGCACCGATACTGAAGGCCGTCCTTGGCTTTAGAGTTTTTTGAGAAATCTGAAAGATGCTTATCCACTAAGCAGCGATTACACTGCTTAGTGGCGAGCACCAATTTTAAATTGGCGCTCATGACATCTTCCCATTTTTCGACTGGATTTCGATCTTCTGGATCGACAGCGCTGACCCGTTAATATTGGACTCGTATCCGGTTTGCACTACTTTTCCGCTGCCAGACGCAGACGCAACGAGCGTCTGCAAGGCAACGCCACTAGAGTAGTAGGCCACAGGCGATCCGTTGGCGCCATACTCGGCAACGCCGTACTCAGACACACCTTGAATCGGGATATAGGTGTTGACTGACTGATAGCTTGTGTTGAAGTCAAACCCCCACTTGATCGTCACATACTGATTCGTTCCGCCAATCACGACCGCCTTGATCTTCTTCAGAATCGAAGTGATGTTCTGATCCCCAAGATCAGCGTGGTTCGTGTAGTACTGGAACCGATAAACAGATGTGTCGTCTAGATAGGTGCTGTACTTGCCGATGTAGCCGTTCTTGCCGATCAGCACATCGCCGTTGCGCCGCGACAGTAGCGAAGTAGGCTCAATTGAGTCCCAAGTCGTCGTCCGAAACGATCCGTCTTGCAACTGGCCCCGCGTGTCAAAGCAGAAGACCTGGCTGACAGAAGGCGTAGTCAGCAGATAGAACGCCTCAGTTTCTGAGTAGACCGACTTCACATTCGCCAGCGTCTCGCCAGCGATGGCGGTCATCAGGTCGTTTCGGACATTCTTGGACAAGTCGCCCAGCGGCGCTGACTTCTCGACAATCGTCCTGGCAAACGAGCGCACGCCAGAGTTGGACAAGAATAGGACATCCTTGCCCGTCGTCTGGATAGAGTCGCGGGCGATGCAGCCGATGCCGCCCACCGTGTCGCTCAGGCTCATGGTCGAGGGCGTCGTGGCGTTCTGATACACCAGAATCTGGCGCTTGCCAAAGATGATCAGGAAGCCGTTATGCGCGGCCAGCCCTTGAATCTCGTCTGAACCGTTGGGCCAGACACGATCCACATTGAGCGAGCCAGCCGTGCCGGTACTCCAGACATGACCAGCCAGCAGATCGGAGAAATAGACCGTGTTCTTGTTGGTGGTGCTGTTAGCCACCCACAGGCGACCAAAGGCCGACAGAACGATATTGGAGTTCGTCACCGTCCCGGTGTAGCCGGTCTTCTCGCTAACGCGCTCATAAGTCGTGGTGCTGACCGCCGGGTCGTAGATCAGCGGATCGTGGCCGGTCTGAAAGAAGTACATCACGCCGTTAAGCGCGGCGCATGACCAGTTGCTCGCCGAGATCGTGGGGGCCGTACCCCCTCCCCCATAAGTCAGCTCGGTAACAGCATTTGAAGTGCCCAGCTTGAAGAGCTTGTTATTGCCAGCGAACAGCACAGTCAGCGCGCCGTCAGACTCCACCAACTCGGCCATCACGCCGACATCGTTAGCGCCCAAGTTGCCAGACGAAGAGTTGACCTTCGCCCAGCCCTTACGCGCTCCGATGCGACCATACTGGTCAATGATGCAGTTGGTCGCAACCAGCGCGAAGCCCGCCTGCAAGTCCAGAGGCGAGTCCTGCGTATTCAGCCCGAAGAAGCCGGGGGCTGAAATGGCAACCGATTGCAGCGCCTGGCTCATATCGGGACAAACTCCTGGTTCTCAGGGTAACGGGTGCTTTCCAGCGCGATATAGTCCGACAGCATCGAACGATAGAGCTGGTACGCCTCGGACGATGCCAGACCGCCATCCTCACCGCGCTCGACCAGCGCTCGCGCGAAGGCGTTTTGCGCGACCAGCACATCAGGCACCAGCACAGAGGTGCTGTCCGACGAGAGCGTGGCCTGCGGCACAGTCAGAGAGAAGGTGATCGTGTAAACATTGTCTGGGCGGGGGTACAGAACCACCTTGGTGTCGCCGTTGCCGTCCACACCATCAAACGAATACGCTTGGGGAATGCCGGTAACTGGCGTGATGAAGTTCTGAAAGCGATTCATCTCGACAAACGAGATGTTGGTCAGCCCGACATTGGAGGTCGGATTGATCGCGTCCATCACCTGGAACTTCTGGCCTGCGCCGGTCATCGAGTAGATATAGGTTCCTGCCACGGTGGGGAAGGTGACCGTCTGGCCCAGCACGTTCCACGAGTAGGCATCCTCGATCTGGCGCTTGGCATCGTTGACGAACTTACCAATGAGGGTCGAGTAGCTGGTTTCGTTGGCCGTAGACACCTGCGTCTCGCGCAGACGAATCAGCACATCGTTGATCAGTTGCAGGTAGGTCATTGCCGTGTCAGCCCTGTTTCTTCAAAGGTTGCGATGAAGCTAAACGAACTGCCAGATTCAGTTGTGATCTTGATAGAGTCGCCCTCTTCCAGCACGATGTACGCATTGCCATCAAACTGCAAGTAGGTCTTAGCCGACAGCGTATACTGAGTCAGGATGTCATAAGTCGCGCTTGCGCTAGAGTCGATCCATTGCACCGTGATGTGCTTCGTAGAGCCACCCGTATTGTGGATGTACATCACGGTGAACTTAGCGTAATACCCGGTCGGCACCGTATAGACGGTCGTCAGCGTAGCTGCCGTTGGATTAACGCCGACCGAGATTGGCCTCACTTCTTGTTCCTCGCTGATATTGCCTTGGCTTTCGCTTTTGCATCCGCTTTGGACGACGCGCCCCAGGCTCGGAGGGACAACAGGAGGCGAGTCGGTTCGCCGTCCTTGTACTCAGGCCCGGGCATATTGCCCATTCGCGCTAGGAAGGAGGCCCGTCGCGGGTTGTCGCCTGATTTGACCGGGGCTTTTAGAGATCCACCGGTTGCAGCATTATAAGACGCCCTGCCCTTGGCGTTCAAGCCGCCTTTTTTGTTCTGTCCCTCTTTTCGCTGCCAGGCGGGGGTTTTCATTTCTTCTTAGCGGTTTTTGCCGCCTGTTTGAAGGCTTTGGCCGTAGGAGCGCCTTTCGTGCCAGGCTTACGCATCTTCTCGCCAGAACCGGCTTTGATGCGCTCGCGCTTGGCTGCGATGTTGGCGTAGAGTCCCTGCTTCATTTCTTTTTGGCCTTGCCAGCTTGCGACAGGGCGATAGCCACCGCCTGCTTCTGGGACTTGACGACCGGGCCACCTTTGCCCGAGTGCAAGGTTCCGGCCTTGTACTCGCGCATGACCTTGCTGATTTTCTTCTCAGCCTTGGTCTTTTTCATTTGCTACGGCCCATCTTCTTCATGGGGGCAGACTTCATAGGCGGCGCTTTCATGGACTTGCCCATTTTGGCGGCGTACTCTTTAGCCTGCTTCTTGCCTTTTTGAGTGTAGGCGAACTTCTTTTCTCCGACCATCGGCATATCAATCTCCTAGATAGTGATTACTTTACGAGGGCGTCCACGGGGCCGAGCCGGAGCCGTGAACGGCGTGTCATCACGCTGCTTGTTAGGGTCGAACTCTGGCTCTTGTTCCTCTTCGTCCACCCGGACATAGCCAGCGTGACCGCGCATCGAATCAATGTCGTGCTGAAGAGTGAACGTTACCGTATTACCACTCTGAAGACAGCGAAAGGTTGCCATTTGAACTCCAAAAACAAGGGGGCAAAAGCCCCCTTGTTAATCAGGCCAGCGACCTGGCAATGACGATCCGAAGCGTGCTAGACGCCAGATCGACCGTAGAGCCGGACTCGTTCTGGATGCGGAACTTGACGGTATTGGCCGCGCTGACATAGCCAGTCACAGTCAAACCCACCAGATCAACGCCCAGAGAAGCGCCGATAACCATATCGCCCAGCGCGACGCCGGCGACAGTCACATCGTCGGTTTCGCCAGCACCGTCCACCAGCGAACCGGCGTCCAGAGTAGCTTTGACCAACCAAGTATCAGAGAACAGACCACGGAACTGGTCGTTTCCCCGTCGGGTAGTAACGGAAGAAGCGGTAGCCATTTGAACCTCCTAATAAAAAGACGCCCCCCGGCTTGTGGCCGAGGGGCTAGTCATTAGGCCGGGACGGCCAGAGCGTAGGCGGCGGAAGCGTTAGCGGCGCCAGCGGTAGCAGAGGTACGCAGAGCCTTCACGCCGTAGATGGTGTCGGCGGTGAAGAGGGTGCCCAGGTATTCCTGCTTGTACTGCGTCTGCGAACGCACGCCGAGCTGCTCAACCAGCACCATCGCGTCGCGGTGGCCCATCAGGCAGATACGGTCGGTGCCGCTGCCGCCAGCGCCGGTGTCGGCGTTGGACGAAGCGAACACAGCCATACCGTAGAGCTGACCGATTTCACCGTTGCGGATAGCGTCGCCGTTGCCGATAAACGCTTGCTCGGTGTAGCGGGCCAGGCCCATCAGGGTGTTGCGGCTCGACGGGGGGATCAGGAAGAAACGACCGTCCATGGGAACGTCGTTGTCGTCCAGACGCTGAATGGTGCGGCGGATAGCGGCATCAGTCAGGGCGGCAGCGTTGGAGCTGGTGGAGTTGTACGCGGTCGTACCGTCAGAGCCGATGTAGGCTTTGGTGGTGGTGTTGCTGGTCGCGTAGTCGTCGGTGCCCACGGTAGCGCCGTTGAAAGCGCGGCCCAGTTGCACCAGGTCGGTATCGATGCGGCGAGCCAGAGCGTAGCCTGCGTCTTCCGTGTAGAAGGCGCGCAGGCTGGTCAGGGCTTGCACTTCAACGATGTCCTCGATCAGGCGGCTGTACTCATAGTGCTTGTTGATCAGCACTTGAATGTTGGTGTCGCTCTCAGCAATCAGAGTAACGGCATCGGTAGCAGCCTTGGCAGAGGCAGCGCCGCGAACGGGCGCGGGGATGTTGACGGTATCACCCTTCTTGCCACGGAAGGACATCTTCTTGACTACGTTAGCCAGGACGAGGTTCTTCTTGTACGCAGCGATGATTTCATCAGACCAAATTTCAGGAATGAAATTGGCTGCGGAAGTGGTGGTGACGCTATTTGTCGGGGAAAAGGCGGTATTAGCCATGTTAAATCTCCAGATTTAGGTGGGTTACTTGACCCGGCCCTCTTGGTAAGCCTGCATGATCTCATCAGACAAGGCTTCGTAGCGAGCCGGATCGGTCATTTTCAGCCGAATGAGGTCGGCACGGCGGTACACCCGCTTTGAACTCTCTCCAGAGCCACCAACATCAACCTGCGCGGCTTTCATGCTCTTTGTCCGGCTGGCGTCACTCGCCTGCTCGGACTGTTTGGCTTTCACGCCGCGCAGTTGCTTGAAGGTAGACAGCAGTTCGTTGGCAGAGTCATAGTCAAACTCAGCGTCTGCTTTTGCGTACAGCGCCAGGCGAACGGACGAACCCTTCACCCAGTTCTGGAAATCAGCGTCGCCGACCACTTGCGTGTAATCGGGATGCTCTTGCGCCAGCTTTTGCTGAATCTGCATCCGTTTGAACTCTTGGCTCGCTTGGCGCGCCGCGAGAACATCAGGGTGCTTGTCTATGGTTGCCTGAACAGCCTTCTTTGGGTCTTCAAAGAAGTCTACTTCCGGTTCTTCCTCTTTTACTTGCTGCTGCTTCGACCCGAGGTTCTGCTTGATAAGCTCATCGGCCAGCTTTCGGACTTCGCCCACTTCCTGGGCTTGCTTACCAATGAGCTTTTCAGCCTCTTGGTGCATCCGAATGATGTCGTCCAGACTCTTGTCCCGATACTTTTCGGGGAGCGCGGGCTTCGACTCTACTGCCTCAATTTCACTTTGCGACTCGGGTTCTTGGTCAATCAGCATAGATGTTTCCTGCCAAAATGGTTGTAGGAGATTCAACTCGGCCATGGGCTTATGAGTTGGCTTTGCGCTCCGCGTTCAGCTTTTCGATGTGCTTGCGCTCAAACCGCCCGTATTCGGACGGAAAAGCGCCAGACCAACCTTCGAGCTTGAACGCGGGTGCGCTCATGATGCGGCTGGCTGTACCGCCGCATCCACACCGGACACTCTTCGTCTCATAACCGACGAGCGTTTCGGTGCGCTGCCCGCATTCGCAGGCAAATTCATACATTCTTCGCATTGTTCAAATCCTCGTACGCATCCTCGCTGACCTTTTTCAAGGTTTTCAGCCACGTAAGGATAGAAATCTCACCTTTGCGAAATTGTAGACTTTTCTCATCCGCAATGGTAGACACATTGTTTAATGCGTCAAGCATATTGTCAATATCTTCGATGAGGTCGATCCAGCCTTGATGGGCGAACAGATCGAATCTGTCCTCGTAGTACTTTTGTAGCTTGGGTTCCATTACATTGCCAGAGCGTTGAGAAGCAAAACTGCGCCGCCAGCACCAACAACGACGCTGGCGTAGAGCATGGGCATCATCACGGCTAGGATCGCCGCGCTGGATAGGACGATGGCAAGCTGAAGCGCCATGCCTGCGTAGCTGAACCACGGACTGCGGGCCTTGGCAATATCCCGGTCAGCCTCTGCCGCCTTAGCCTTGGCGCTGATCTCGGCCATGTCGGCCTGCTGTTTGTCGGCTTTGTCGGCCTTGCCAGCTTCCTCGTAGATCACCGAGCGAATGTTCTTGGCCTGATACCAGGCCCATAGGTTGTTCGCCTCAATGGTCTTGCCCAGCACCCGGCTGGAGTTGCTCCCGCCGTAATAGCCGTTGACCGCCAGCAGCAGGGCAAAAATGCTGATGGTGATTGCCGCCCAGGCTTTGACATAGGCTTCACGCTCAGACCGGCTGGCGCTCGGAGGTGGTTTCTTGATCATAGACCTAGCTTCTGGAAGATCATGGCAAAGATACGGTTGGCAATGTCAGGCGGTAGCGTGATGATGAAGTCGAAGGAATAGTTGATGAAGATGAGGTAGCAGATGACCTTGATCCACTTCTCCATCGCATCAATGAGGATGAGATGGATGTCAACGGGTTTGCGGGGCATCTCATGCGATTATCTGTACGAGTAGCCAACCAACCCCACCGAGCAGCACCGCCGCGATGGCAACTGCGATGCCGATGTCCCGAAACTCTTTCATCTCGCGCTGGCGCTGAATCTCCGCGAGCTTCTCTTTCTCAGCCTCGGCTTTGTCCTCGGCGTTCATCTCGGCTTCGCGCTTCTTGATCTGGTGCCAGATGTCCATGTTGTTGGACGAGAAGAACAGCCCCTGCACCTCGCGCTCGAAGTCGGCCTGGGCCTTGAGCGCCATCTCAATCTGCATGGCCGCGCCCAAGTTGGAGCCGCCCTTCTTCTTAGCCTGGCGCGCCGCTTTGGTGGCGGTCGCTTTGGCGTCGAAGTAGTTGCCCAGCAATGGCCCGAGTTGCGAGACATCGCTCGCAGTTTTGGAGGCCATTTTCACCATCTTGACGGCCTTGTTGACGGCCTCCAATGCGGCGATAGGGTCGATCATGATCATGGTCAGCCACCCTTGAGGTGCCCCGCAATCCAAGCGACCCCACCACCAACCATCGAGGCAATGGTCATGCCCATCCAGAAGCCCCCCTTGCCCTTGTTCGCCAGGGCAACGAGTTCCTCAAGCTGGCGTTCCATCTTGTCGATCTTCTTGTCCATCGTCTGGACGCGCTCCCAGAGAACGCCGTACTTGATTGGGTCGATTTCAGTTTCCATCTTCAGGCTCCGGCACATACACGCCTGTGCTTGAGGCGATTACGGTTTGATCTACCACTAGCTCGACCACCGGCTCTTGCCACAACCAGCCAGCCTCAGCCAAGATTTCATCGGTGACCGCTTCCATCGTCCGGGTCGTGCTATCGGGCAGACGCACCCGCGTAGGCCGCGTTTCGCTCGTGTCACCGCTTGTATGGATGTAGCTCATGGTATCTGGTTCAACCCGTAAATGTTGTTGGTGACGAAGTTGGGAACGGTGACGGTTGTGGGCATAGGCAACGATGCTGGCGTGAAGTTGGCCGTGTAAAGACCAGAACCTTTAATGCTGCGAAAATTTGAAATGTAGCCAGTAAAATATGTGTTAGCAGCTGGAGTGGTTTCTGCGGCGATTCTCAAAGCAGTTGCGGAGTTACTGATATTGGCTGTGTCAGATATGTTTGCGCCCAACTGTACGCCATTTAAGAATATTCTAGTGACGCTGCTTGATCTTGAAATTGCTATATGCACCCATGTATTAGCAACCCCGCCCGTGCTTCTTATTGCCGCCGATGCAGTATTTGTCCAATAATATATGGAGCCAAATTCAATGCTTACACCAAATGCGGCTGGATAGGTGCCAATTGAAAATACTCTAGGGTATGGGTTAGACCCAGTTTGGTATTGCCACCATTCAATAGTAAAATCGCCGGTTCCGAATTGAAATATGCCCCCGTTGGGTATATCAACATAGCCAGTGGTTCCGTTAAACAGCATTGACGAACTCATGCCCGTAGGAAACTGAGCTGTAGAGATGCTGGCCCCGGTATTGATGGTGACGGGCAGGTTTGTAGATGTGCTATTGACGATGCTGTAGTTGTCCGTCAGCAGCAGCAGCGAGGTGTTTGTGATGGCCGTCAGGGGAGAGGTCGGCGGCGTGAAGTTGCTGGTGTAGACAGCGGTGCCTTTGACTACACGCAGGTTGGAGATGTAGCCGGGAAAGTCATTTAGATAGCTTGTCCCAGACCACAGACGGCCAACTAATACGCCTTCAGTAGTGCTGCCCCAAATGGTAGAGCTAGTCCCGGTGCTACCAACTTGAGTGCCATCCAAGAATAAATATACCGAAGAGCCTGAGCGAGTTACAGCGATATGGTGCCACGCATTCTGCGTAATCGTTGTTGTGGCCGAAATACTTGTTTCTGTATTTAAGTTTTTATATATACCAAGACCTGTGCCTGTTGTTGTTGAATTTCCAACAATAGAAAGCGAAAATCCTGTTGTGAAAGCAGTTGATCCGACATTAAAAACGGCTGCTTCTCTAACACCATTTCCATTTAGTGCTGCATTACCGGTAATATAAATCCAAGCCTCTACAGTAAAATTGCCGGTACCAAAGTTGAACGCCGCGTTAGCCGGAACTGTAAGGTAATCCCCCGTCCCATCAAAGTACCCCGACCCAGAGCTTGCCTGACTGAACGGATTGAACCCAGACTGCACCGTGTCGCCAAACCGAGTGACGGTGAAGTTGTTGGCGCTGCTGTCAATAAATGTCGTGTTGTTCGATACCGTGGTCTTACCCGCGCCGTAGAGCATCAAGTTGGCGCTGCCAGTAGTCGTGCCGCGCTGCCGCGTGATAGACGGGAGAGCTTGGCGGGTCACCATCC